TCAGAACTCAGCCGCCTGGGCAAGCCTGGACCGGACCAGCACATCGAGCGTGTCCGCCGGCGGGGCCAGCTGCTGCAACGCATCCGGTACAGAGTTCCGGACATAGCTCGAAACAAACTGGGTCGCCGCATCAGGGGCAAGCTTCCGGGCTACCGCCACCCGCGCGGCGGTCATGATCGCCGAATGCAGCGCCTCGCGATGCCGTGCCTCGATCTGGATCCCGGTCCAACGCTGGAAGCGGACGGTCGCGAGCCCGATCAGCGCCGTCAGGATCACGCCCGCCAGATCTAGGAGGCTGGGCGTCAGCGCGGTCAGAAGGTCGCTGCCGGTCGAGGCAGCTGCGGGCACGGCGAGCGCGGCGAGGATCGAGGCCGAGATCGTCGAAGCGGCCAGCCGCGCCAGAGCAGCGACCAGCGGCCAGCCGATGAGCAATATGAAGGCGAACGCGCAGAGGGCGAGGGCAAGGATGAAGATCAGGGACATGGGTTCTCTCCTTCAGAGGCGGGCGAACTGGAAGTGCATCCAGTCGCGGTTGCAGGCGCGGCCGAGGCTCGTGGCGCCGGCGGCTTCGACGATGGTCCAGAAGGGCTCATAGGCGGGTGCGGCGAAGCTCGCCCGGTCGCGGCCCCAGCGGAGCGGGTTGCGCTCGGGGTCGAGGTCCACGGCGATGCCCCAGGCATGCATCGAGAGGGCGGAGCCGCCGCGCATGGGCCGGTGGTTGAAGCAGCCGCCGAAGAGGTTCAGCCGCAGCCGCTCGAACTGGACGGCGCCGTAGTGCGCCACCGCCTCGCGGAAGATCCGCGCCATCGGTGCGACCACGAGCTTGTGGCAGCGGAAGCTCGTGATGCTCGTGCCGGGATCCCAGGCGAGGCGGAACGGGATCGGCAGCTCGACGATCCCCGCGGTGCAGTCGGGGCCGCCCGCGACGCCGTAGAAGGTCGCGACAGACTCCTGCCGCGGATAGGCGCCCTGGGCATCGGCCACGCCATGGCCCGGCAGCGGCAGCCGCTCGACGGTCGCTCGCACCGGCCCGGAGGCCCAGGCGGTCAGCGCCTCGCGGGTGTTGGGCCCGAGGAGCCCGTCGATCCGGCCCGGCGCATGGCCGAGCCGCGCCAGCACCGCCTGGCCGGCCGCGATCCGCTGCCGGCGGAAAGGCCAGGTGCGCCAGGGCACCGCCTCTCCCTCGAGCGCCGCCTGTGCGGCCGCCTGGGTCAGCGGCCCCGCGTCGCCGTCGATGGCGCCGCGGTAGAGCTCCGCGGCTGCGAGCAGCCGCTGGATGTCGGATGTCGTCACGTCTTTCTCCATATGCAAAAGCCCCGCACGAGGGCGGGGCGTGGGTGGTCGGACCGGTGTGGTTTTCAGAGCAGGGTCGCGATCCGCTCGCGGTTCGAGACGAGGAGCTCCTGCGCCTCGGTGCTGCCCGAGGCGGCGACCGAGTAGCTCAGCCGCACCGGCTCGAGGTGGAACCGACCGAAGAGCGCCCGGATCTCCGGCGTGTCATTGATCGACAGGAGGAAGGCGCCCTTCAGGCCGCCGAGGATCTCGGCGATCCGCGCGAACTGCGCCCGGTCGAAGATCCCGCGGCCGTAGTCGTTCTCGCCGCCGAAGTAGGGTGGGTCGAGATAGAACAGCGTCTCGGCCGTATCGTAGCGCGGGATCAGCTCGGCCCAGTCGAGGCACTCGAAGACGACGCCATCGAGCCTCGTGCGGGCGGCGTCGAGGAGCGGCTCGAGGCGGGCGAGCGAGAAGAGCGGCCCGTTCCCAGGCGAAATGCCGAAGCTGCCGTTTGGCTTGCCGCCGAAGCTCAGCCGCTGGAGGTAGAGGAACCGCGCGGCCCGCTCGAGGTCGGTCAGCGTGGCGGGATCCGTCACGCGCAGCCGATCGAACTCGCGCCGGCTGCAAATCTGGAAGCGCATGATCTCCAGGAGCTGGGGGTAATGCCGCTGCAGGATCCGGAAGAGGTTGATGATCTCGCCGTTGCGGTCGTTCATGACCTCGAGGCGGGGCCGGAAGCGGCGGCGGAGGAAGATCCCGCCCATGCCGACGAAGGGCTCGACATAGGCGCGGTGCGGGATGGCCTCGATCCGCTCGAGGATGAGCGGGTGGAGACGTTTCTTGCCGCCGAGCCACGGGGCGACCGGGGCGGCGGGAGGTACTTGTTTCATAAGGTGATTCTGCCTCACAAGGCGCCTGCCCTCGCGAGGGGTGGCAGGCAGTCTGAAAGGCGACGGACAGGCTGGCGCGGTCGGAGGTGGTACTTTGGCCGCGTGGTTCGGGCTGTTACACCAGCCCGGCCCCTGCCTGAGGGGCGCTACGGGCGCCCCGAGGAAGGGGCGTTCCGGATCTCGATTGTTGAGGCCGTAGACCCCATGTGGGAAATGCTACGGCAGAGCCTTGGCGTCCGCAGCTCGACTTCCAGCGTCACATTCCCATGCGACCAAAGGCCAAAGCCTCGTGGTCCGCATGGGTGCTGCTTGATGAGCGCATCAGGGAGTGCCACAAGGGCAAGATGCGCGTGCGGTGAAGGCTCCGATAATTACAGCAGATCAGTTGAGAAGGAACTCAAATGGACCTCGATGATCTATACCGCCTTCTGCGTGTATCGCACGTGCAGGCTCAGGGCATCGTCGATACCATCCGGGACCCGCTGCTCGTCCTCGCAGGCGATCTGACGGTCATCAGCGCGAACCCGGCCTTCTACCGGACCTTTGCGACCGACCGGGACAGCACCATCGGCCGCCCGCTCTACGACCTCGGTAACGGCCAGTGGAACATTCCCGAACTGCGCATGCTGCTCGAGAACGTGATCCCGAAAAGCGCTTCTATCATGGATTTCGAGGTGCAGGCAGGATTTCCGGAGGTGGGCCTGCGGACCATGCTGATCAGCGCGCAACGCCTGATCCACCCGGACAATGGGCAGCGTGTCCTCCTCCTCTCGATGGTGGATGCGACGGCCCGGCGTCAGATGGAGGCCGCGAAGGACATCCTGATCAACGAGCTCGATCACCGCATCAAGAACCTGATGTCGGTGACACAGGCTCTGACCCGACAGACGGCCGTCGAAGGCAGAAGTGCCGGCGAATATCGCACCGCGCTCCTCGGACGGTTCGATGCTCTGGCGCGATCACTCGAAGTGGCGTCGCACAAGCAGTCGTCGCAGCTGCGGGACCTGGCCGTCGCCGTGATGGAGCCATATCTGGAGGCGGCATCCGCCGTTGTCATCGCGGAAGGGCCGGCCGTCCGGCTCTCCCCTTCGCAGGCCACCCCGCTTGGCCTCGTTCTTCACGAGCTGGGGACGAATGCCACAAAGTACGGAGCCCTGTCCACGTCGAGTGGAACCGTGACACTGGACTGGAAGGTCGTCTCGGACGGGGAAGGCCGGAAAAAAGTGCATTTGCGATGGCAGGAACGAGGGGGGCCGAAGGTGGCGGCACCCTCGAAGACCGGCTTCGGCACCCGTCTCATCAAATTTACCACCGAATTCGAACTGCGAGGTTCCGCGGAACTTTCCTATGAGCCTGATGGTTTCGTGGCGAAGTTGAGCTTTCCGAGCCAGAACCCCTGACCCGAGTATACCATGCCGAACGAGCCGGCCGAGCCTCGTCCGAAGCAGGGCCTGCTCGTCCTTGTTGTCGAGGACGAATTCCTGACCGCCATCGACCTGCAGTCGATGCTGGAGGATGTGGGCTACGCCGTACTCGGGCCGGTTGGCACGGTTGATGACGCGCTCAGGATCCTGGACGAGACGCGCCCGGACGTGGTGTCGCTCGATCTAAACTTGCGAGGGCAATCCTCCATTCCGGTGGCCGAGAAACTCCGCGAGCTCGAGGTTCCGTTTATCGTCACTTCAGCCTACAGGACCTTCGACTTTCCCGGCGGCGAGATTCTGACTGGCGTCACAGCGATCGGGAAGCCCGTCCACCCGCGCATGCTGATCGAGGCCCTGAGCCAGGCGTGCGGATCATGATCGACGGAGCCGCTGCAGGGAGGCCTTTGTCCGATCCCGAGCGGCACCCTGCTCGCTTCAATATCGTCGCTCACCCCGCGCTCCGTCCTCGCCAGAGCCGCTCCAGCATCGCCGTCGTCCCGCGCGGGCCGAGATAGGCCAGCATAGCCACGAGGCCCATCGCCGCGCGGCCGTCGAGGTCGAGATACGAACTTAGGGCCTCGCCGATGAAGGCCATGGCGACGAGGGCGGGGATCTCCCAGAGGAGTTCGCGGCCGAAGAAGGCGCGGCGGCGGGCGCGGACCTCGCCGGTGTGATACATGAGCCGGCCCATGGCGGCCGCGATCAGCGTGGCGATGGCCCCGCCCCAGAGCGCCGTGATGGTGTCGATCAGTCCCTTTTCCGGCATCGCGCCGCTCCTGTTGTGCGCGCGTCGCGCGGGTCTCGTCCCGGCCGGGGGCGGCCGGGTCCTGTCATGATGATCGGGAAGGCGGGGGCGCCTCAGGCGGCCGACTGCTTGACGCGCGCCTGCTCGATGAGACTCACAGCCTCACCTCTGCGGCCTCGATGAACAGCCGGTCGGTCTCCTCCGGGGAGAGGCCGAGGAGGAAGGCCAGCGTGTCCGTCGTCTCCGAATCCCGGACGAGCACCGTCGCGCCGCGCAGCGCGGCCCGCATCGCCCAGGGGTAGGCCGCGTCCTCCGCGATGGCCATTGCCTGGCCCCACTTCTCCTCGCCGACCACGATCATGGCCTGGAGGACGCTGATCTCGGCCGGCCCCCGCGCGCGGGCCTCGGCCTGCGCCCTGATGTCCCGGGCCTTCACGAGCCTGCTGTAATCGATGGTCGCGCTTGTCATCGCTGCTGCTCTCTTTCTTGCCATGGATCAGCCCTCCGCGAACGGCGGGAGATAGGGCGGGATCGGGATATCCTGATCCTCGACCTCGAGGATGCCGGGGGTCGGCAAGGGCAGGTCCCCGTAATAGCCGTGCGGGAAGACCACCTCGAACTCGAGGACGCCGTTCACCCGGGTGACGTTGCTCGTGACCCACGTGTTGTCCATGGCGTCCCAGGGCAGCACATCGCCCTCCTCGACGCCGCTGAAGTCGTAGACCATGTCGTTGCAGGTCAGGGTGTCGCCCTGCACCCGGAAGACGGTCAGCTCATACATCCGCCGAAGCGGAACCATGCGAATGCGCATCATGGCGGATTACCTCCAGCGGCCGGTGACGAGAAGATCGACGGTCTGCGTGGCCCCGTAGGACGTCGGAGCCAGCAGCATGTAGGCGGCCACGTTCGAGGCCCCCGGCCGGCCGAGGAGCGAGATCACCGAACCGCCCCGGCAGCCGCCGGTCACGCAATGGCCGTTCAGGGCCGCGCTCACGAACTCGACGGGCAGCGTCACCGTCTGCCATTCGGTGCGATAGAGCGACCCCTGCGGCGTGGTCGGACCCGGAACCCCGGTCTGGACCAGGCGGCAGAGCTGCGTCCCATCCGCAAAGCGGACATATTCGGCGCCAGCGGTCTCGCCCTTTTCGATGATGCCGCCGCGCGGAAAGCCGGAGGCCCAGCTGACGGCGCCGACGATGTTGCGCTGGTCGTAGGTCAGGAACCAGTCGCCCCAGCTGGTATCCTTGTGCCGGCACCAGCGCCCGGTATCGGATGCCGTCTGAGGATAGGCGATCTGCACCGCGCGGGCCGCCCCGTGCTGGATGTGCTGCAGGGTGCCGACGCCCATGCCGGCGGGACGGTTCAGCGTGGCGCCCGTCACCTGATAGAAGCCGGTCGTCCCGATCTGGTCGGCATCGTTGCCCGGGATCGGGCGCGCCGTGCCGCCGAGCCCGTAGTCCCCGACCTTCAGGAGGCGCCCGGGCGTGGTGTCGAGATCGCTCTGGGTCACGGCCGTGCCGGACAGGAGCCCCTGCAGCTGCATGCCGGAGGGCGTGAACCGTGCCCGCTCCGTCCCCTGACAGGTGACGCCGATCTCGTTCTCGGCCGCGAGGAAGAAGCCGGTGTTCGAGCCGACCTCGCCGTTGAAGGTGAGGCCGGGGAAGGTCTGGGTCCCGTCCGGCACGCTGAAGGGCACGAGCGCCGCCGCGCGGCCGGAGCCGACGCGGAACCGTTCCTCTCCCCCGGCCGCGATCCCGAGCAGGTCGGCCGCGGCCCGGAAGATCCCGGTGTCGAGATCGCCCGCGAAGGTGAGGCCGGGGGCTCCCGCCGCCCCGCCGGGAAGCGCGGCCGGCAGCGTGGACTGGAAGTGGGTGGTGGAGAAGAAGCCACGCGTCACGCCGCCGGTGACGAAGTGGAGGACGTCCGCCCCATCGCTGCGGATCCCGGTGTTGGGATCGGCCTCGAACGAGATCCCCGGCGCCGCGGCCGTGCCGAGCGGCGCCCGGAGCGGCACGGTCGAGGTGAGCGCGAGGGCCGAGACCGTGAGCCGGAGGACGCCGCCGGCCGTCACCCCCACCGCGTTGCTGCCCGGCCGGAAGAGCCCGGTGTCGGGATCGCCCTTCCAGACGAGGCCGGGCGCGGCCGCGGTGCCGTCCCCGAAGCCCGCGCCGGTGAGATAGGGCAGAAGCGCGTTCAGCTCGGCCACGAAGGCCGGGAACCAGCCGAGGAAGGCGTCGGCATCGTCGTTGAAGGTGCCGGGGTTGCCGCTGTTCGGCGGCGTCGGCGGGGGAGAGAAGAAGTCCATGGGGAGGTTCCTTGCGTCAGGCGAGGCTCTCGACCTCGGCGCGGCCGTCGCAGATGGCATGGCCGAGGGTCAGGTCGTAATCGCGGAGGATGCCGGCGACGGTGGTGCCCCAGAGGTCGACCCCTTCGCCGGCATAGAAGACGGCGAGCCGGCTCGAGACCCGCTCCATGATCGACTGGACGCGCGCTGCGCCCTCGAGCGGGACCTGGAAGGCCAGCGAGACGGTGCGGGTGACGGGGCGCGGCACGATATAGAGCCCGCCCCATTCGTCGCGCTGCTTCACGGAATAGTCGACGAGGCCGAGGCCGGTGCCCGCCACCGTGGTGCCGACCGGCGTGTCGCGGCCCATCACGATCTCGCCCACGCGGGTGACGGCGCCCCCCGTGACCGTGATGTCGAGCGTGGCCCCGGCCGGCAGGGGAGCGGCCACGATCACGTTCGGGGTGAAGGCGAACTCGGTGAAGACATATTCCCAGAAGGTGCCCACCGGGTCGCGGGCGACGAGACCCTCCGTCCGGTCGTGGATCGTCACGCCTGCGGGGGTGGTGACCTTCACCCGGACGGAGGCCGCATCGAGGTTGAAGAAGGCGATGCGGTTCAGCGTGCGCGGCAGCCGGATGGAATAGGTTATCGTGGGGCCGCCGACCGTCTGGCCGCCGATCCGTTCGTCGAAGGCGCGCCAGCGGTTGGTGGCCCCGATCCGGAGCCACCAGCTGCCGAGCACGTCCGCCGCGGGATCGTGACCTGTGTTTCCGTCGGCCACGCTCTCCCAGACGCCGTGATGGGCCACCACGCGCGCGCCCCGGGCGTAGGTCGCGCCTGCGCCCCAGGCGGGATGATCGTCCTCGGGGATGTTGCTCGCGAGGAGTGCGGCCGGCGTGACCGGGGTCGGCAGGATGATCCGCATCAGACGGCCTCCGTCGGGTCGATCCGCACCCCCACCGTGCCGATCCGGCGCAGGTCCTTCGCGGTGGCGGTGGAGGCCTCGGCGCCCTTGCGGGCCCAGACCTTCATCTCGGCCAGCTCGCGCGCGATCTCCGCATTCTCGGCCCGCAGCGCCACGAGCTCGGCCTGCAGATCGCGCACGGCGCCTGCCACCTCGGAGGCGCCCATGGCGGCGCCGCCGAGGATGTCGGCGGTTCGGCCGGCGCTGTGGATCCGGCTCGGGCCGGTGGCCTCGAGCTCAGGCCCGAGCTCGCCCACGAGGCGCAGGCCGCCCGCATGCAGCCCGCCCGCGGCGAAGCCCGGGACATCGAGGCCGATGGCCGACCAGTCGAACACCTCCGGCTTGAAGGGGCGCAGCCCCGCGAGGATCGCCTCCCGGCCGTGGTTGCGGTAGTGGATGGTCGGGTCGTAGCCGTACTCGTCGGCCGCCACGTCCGGATAGAGCCGAAGATAATCGGCGGTATCGAGCGGAATCCGGCCCTGCCGCTGCTGGAAGAGGCTCCAGAGGTAGTCCTTCAAACTCCCCGGCAGCCGGCGGATCGTCTCGATCCCGTCGGTGGTCGAGAAGCCCTCGATGGCCCGCATGATCTGGGCTGTGGTCTTGCCGGTCGTGTCGATGCCCGCCGTCTTGGCCATGGCGCCGATCTGGGCATCCGTGGCCAGAATGTCCCCGGCGGCATTGGTCGCGAGGCCACCGGCGAAGGCCGACAGCGCCGCTCCGCGCTCGCGCTGCCCGGCCGCGCGCTCTTGGGCCAGGATCGCGTCCCTCAGATCGTCGAGCGCGGTGCGCAGCGCCGTCATCGGCGCCGTGAGCGTGGTCCGCGTCGTCGTCTCGAACCAGCTCGAGAAGCCGGTCGAGGGGTCGAAGGCGAAGCTGCCGCCGAGCGTGATCCGGCCGCCCTGGGCGCCGAGGGCCTTCAGGAGCTCCGCCATGCCGAGGTCGGAGGCGGGCCTGTCCATCACCAGCGCGAGCCGGCGCACCGACTGCGCCACGCGGACGGTGGCGAGCGCGCGCAGATCCTCGGGCAGCGCCTCGGTCTTCGCCAGAAAGTCGATCCGCGCGAGATGGTCGGAGGAGGCCTTCGCCGCGATCCAGACCAGATCCGGCGTGAGATCCATCCGCCGCAGCACCATGTTGAGCGAGACCTCGACGCCGCTCGTGGCATTCCGGAGGATGCGGCGCAGGTCGGCCGGAATGTCCGCCGTCGCCATCAGCCCCACGGTCACATCGATCCGCTCGCGCAGCGCGGCGTAGGAGATCTCCTTCGCCGCCGCGATGGCGCCTTCGAGGCTCCCCAACTGCGCATTCAGCGCCGCGATCTGCTCGGGCTTCAGCGCCTCGCCACCGGTGAGGTAGTCCCGCACCTCGGTCAGGAGATCGACCTGCTCCCGATAGAGGCTGGCCAGCACATCCTCCTTCGCCCCCTCGAGGCCGGTCACGCCCTGCAGGAGCTGGAGGTCGGAGAGCACCTGCGCCTGTGCGCGCGCCACATCCACCGCCGACCGGGCCTGCCCGCGCACGGCCTCGATATAGGCCGAGGCCGCGCCGGAGACGGCTTTGGCGGCCTCCTGATCGCCTGCCATCGCGCTCGCCAGCATCGTCTGGTAGCGCGCCTGCGACTGCGCCGCGGCCACCGCCGGGCCGATCAGCTCGGACGCGGCCGAGCGCAGATCGCCGATATAGGACCGCAGAGACAGCGTGACCTGATACCAGCCCTTCGCCGCCGCGGCCGCCGCGCTCTGGGCCTCGGCCGCGCCGGAGATCATCCCGTCGAGATCCGTGGTGATCGTGCCCACGAGGCCCGCCAGCTCGGCCGAGAGGCCGGCCACGCTCGGCAGGATCTGGTCCATCACGCCGGCCATTCCCACGAGGGCCGCGTAAAGCTCCCGGCCCCGCTCGGTGGTGAGATCCTGCGCCTCGACCAGCCGGCGGTATTCGGCGCGGGTCTCGGGCAGTGCGATGCCCATCCGGGCCAGCGCCTCGGTCGCCTGCCGGGTCGCGGTCTCCATCCGCTCGGCCTCGCTATAGAAGGCCTGATAGTAGGAGGAGGTGGCGGAGACCAATCCCTCGAGCCCGCCGAAGAGCGCGGCCAGATCCGAGGCCATGCCGGCCGTCACCATGTCCACGGCACGGAAGCTCATGCCCAGCGTGTCCATGACACCGTTGACCCCGGACATGGCCGCACTCAGCCGCTGCAGCGCCTCGACGAAGCTCTCGCCCTCCTTGACCAGAGCGGCGAGCTCGGGGCGGGTCGAGACGAGCGTGTTGCCCGCGATCAGCTCGGCCAGGTCGCCCTGCCGCTTCCGGCCGAGGAAGGCGGAGAGAATCTTGTCGCCGAGGGATCCCTTGAGCCCGCTCACCACCGCATCGGAGGTGCCCTCCGCGATCCGCTTCTCGAGGTCCCGGATCGCCTGGTCGTTCCGGCCGACATAGCCGAAGGCGCGGGCGGCGAAGCTGTCGCCGAGCTCCGCGAGCTTCTCCTGCAGCTTGGTCCCGATCTCCTCGTCCGACAGGCCCTTGGTCGAGAATCTGACCGAGGCTGCGAAGCCCTTGAACGCCTCGGCGCCGATGCCGAGCGTGTCCGCCACATCCATGACCGAGGCCTGCATCTGGCTCACGGCCTTGACGATAGGGCCCGCCACCGCGCCGTCCGCGAGGCCATAGCTCGTGCGCCGCGACTTCGAGAGCCCGCCGAACCGGAACTTCTCCACCTTCCGGTAGCTCTCCACCATCGCGTTCAGTTCGCGCACCGTGACGCGGAGGCCTGCATCGAGGAGCTTCGTCTTCGAGCCGAAGAAGGAGAAGGCCGCCGCCACGGCGGCAATGGGGCCGAGGATCGCGCCCGCCGCCTGCGCGAAGCCTGCGAGGCCGCTCGTCGCCATGCTCAGAGACTGGCCGATATAGGCGAAGCCCCCGGAGAGGCCGCCCGAGAAGAAGTTGCCGAGCGAGCCCAGAGCGCCGCTGCCGAAGGCGCTGAAGGCATTGCCGATGCCGCCCAGGAACCCGCCACCGCCCCCGCCGCCGAAGAGGCTGCCCAGCATCCCCAGGCCGCCGCCGCCCATGCCCGGCACGCCCGCCGCCGCGGTGCCGGCCAGGCCGCCGGAGCCCAGCCCCATCCCGATGACGATCCGGTTGCGCGCCGCCGTGGCGATCATCTCGGCCAGCATGCTCTTGAAGCTTCCGAGGACGTTGCCCACGAACCCCTTGAAGTCCCTGAACCCGCCGGCAACGAAGTCGCCCCACGCCGTGGCCACGTCGCCGATGATCGGGATGCCCTCGCCGAGCTCCTTATTCAGCTCGCCGATGGCGCGCCGGTGCTCGTCCGCCGAGAGCAGGCCCTTCTTCGAGAGCTCGCCCAGCTTCGCGATCTCCTCGCGGTACTTCTCAACCGGCGTCTTCAGCCGCTCCTTCCACGCCTTCGCGGCCGTGACGAGATCGGAGAGCTTCTGCTTCGCCCCGCCCGCGGCGGCGCCGAGGTCGGACAGGTTGTCGCCGAGATCGGAGACGGGCGGCGCCGCCCCGTCGGCGGCCTCCCCGGTGCCCGTCACCGCGGAGCGCAGCTCGGCCGCGGCGGCGGCTGCGGCCTCGAAGCCCTCCGAGGCGAGCGCCCGGGCCTCCTCCTTCAGCGCCTGCGCCTCGTCGCGCGCACCCTCGGCGGCCGAGGTCAGGGCATGGACGCCAGACCCGGCGAGGATCGCCATGTTGCCCACATCGAGCGCCGCATCGCCCATGCCGGGGATCGCGGCCATCCCCTGCGACAGGTTGCGCAGGAAGTCGGTCCATTTGCGGGCGACGGCGGCGATCATGGTCAGAAAGCCCGCCTCGACCGTCTTCCAGACCGCGTTCAGCGCCGGGCCGAGGGCGGTGGCGCTGGTCTTCATCCCCTCCCAGACGCCGCGGGCGACCCGGCCCATGATCTCCATGGCAGCGCCGAGCCCGCCCACCGCCTTGACCGCGCGCGTGATCTGGAAGGCCAGCTCGCCCACGGCCACGACAGCGATCCCGAGCCCGGTGCGGATCAGGGCCGCGCGGGTGGCGACGAGCCCCGCGACAAACGCCCAGGCCGCGCGGGTGGCGACGATCAGGGCCGGCGTCATCGAGACGGCCAGCGCCGCCGCCGCCGTCGCGGTATAGACCGCCAGCCGGTCGATGTTGTCCGCCACCGCGCCGGCGACCGCACCGATCCCGTCGATCACGCCGCGCAGGAGCCCGCCCTCGCGCATGGAATTGGTGAAGGCCACGGCCATGGCCTCGACCGCGGGGGCGAGCTCGGCCGCGATCCGGTCGCGGGCGGCCGAGACCGCCGTGGCCATCTGCCCGAGCGCGAGGTGCGCGTCGCGGAGCGCGGCCACCGCCTCGTCGCCGAGGATCGCGCCGAGGTCGGCCGCCTGATCCCCGAGCCGCTCCATCTCGGCGCCGTTGTTGCGCAGAAGCGGCAGGAGCAGGGTCGCGTCGTTGGCGATGGCCTCCATGTAGAAGGTCATCTCGGCCTGCGAGACGCCGGCCTTCTCGAGGCTCGAGACATAGAGCTGCAGCGCCTGGGGCCCCGAGAGGTTGCGGAACTCCTTCGCCGTGACGCCGACCTTCGGCGCGATCTTCTCGAAGAAGTCCTTCATCTCGCCGCCGCCTGTCGAGAGGAAGTCGCCCACCTTGTCGTTCACGTCCTTCAGGATGTCGGCGAGCTTCTCCTGCTCGATGCCCACGCTCTTCGATGCGGCCGACCAGCGCTGCAGCGTCCCGGGCGTGGTGTTCGCGACCTGCGCCAGCCGCGAGATCTCGTTCGCGGCCCGCGCGGTCGGCACGACGATGCCCGTCATGGCGGCGCCGACCGTGGCGCCGATGGCCGAGAGCGCGCCGAAGGCCTTGGCCGCCGCCCCGAGAGACGATTGCGCCTTCTTCAGGCCCTTCTGGAACTCTGCGCTGTCGAGGCCGAGGTTGACCCGGAGCGCGCCGATGACTGCCGACATGGGAAGCCTCCTCATGGAGAAGGCCGCCCGGAGGCGGCCTGGTCAGTTGCGATGGTGGGGGATTACCCGCGCCCTCTGAGCGCCATCCCGATGAGCAGGCCGCGCACCCGCTCATGGTCGGTGTCACAGGCGGTCTCCGCCTTCCGCGCGGGCGGCGCGCTTGCCTCTGCCGGCGGCTTGTAGTCCGGCATCTTGCTTGGCTGGTGGAAGGCGAAGGCCACGAGGGTCGCGAGCTCGTGCTGCAGGACGCGCCTGTCCTCGATCTCGCGCCGGCGCCGCTTGTAGTCGCCCTCGAGCACCCCCAGCACCTCGCGCGGGGTGAGCCGCCAGAAGGGCTCATACTCCTGCCCGGCAGCGAGCCACCGGGCGAGGAGGTCTTCGATCAGGCCGCGGCCGGCTTGGCTTTCGCTCTGGCCGGCGCCGGGGCGTTTCCCTCGGGAGCCTCAGCCTCGGCCCGGGCCGCCTCGGGGAAGGCGGCGCGGATCGCGTCGCCCAGCAGCCGCGAGGCCTCGGCGAGCCCGATCTCGTCGATCAGGTCGCCCGCCGCATCCTCGCTCAGCCCCTCGTGGCCCATGCCGGCCCAGATCAGCCGCCGGAGCCGCAGCATGTCGCCCTGCGAGGCCTCGCCCTGCATCGCCACGATGGCATCGACGAGGGTCTCCCCGGCCCGCTCCTGATAGCGGACCTGGGCGTTGGTGGTGAGCCGGAGGAAGCGCGCGCGCCCCTCCGCCTCGAACGGGATCGCGCCACGGATCATGTTCATGCCTCCGTCCCCCGCGTCCAGGTGGGCGCGCCGGTCCCGCGGATGTTGAGGTTGATGCCGACCGGGGCGCCGAGGTCGCCCGCCTCGAGCTGCGGCACCGGGAAGCCGCGGAACTCGAACACGTCGCCCGTGCTCTGATCCGGCGCGGGCTTCATCGTCACGCGGTAGTAGATCGGGTGCGCGGCCTCCTGATCGGCGATCATGGCGGCGTAGCCCGCCGAGGTGTAGCCCATCGGGATGGTGATCTGGCCGATGTCCTTCAGCCCCTTGATGTATTCGCGATAGCCGCCCTCGCTGTCGAGCGAGGTCACGTCCTGATAATCCTGCTCGACGGCAGGCACGGCGATCCCCTTGGCTTCCGGGATCGCGCTCCAGGCGGCGCCATCGGTGGAGCGCTCCACCTCGGCCCCGTAGGCGATGATCTGTTTCGAGGCCATCCGGCCCTCCTATGCTGAGTAGATGGTGAGAAAGTCGAGCGAGACCCGGAAGGGCCGCCCGGTGTCGTCGCCCGGCTCGCGGAGGTCGCGCGCGCCGTCGAGGAAGACACCTCGGAACCCGCCGCCGCTGTGGCCGTGGAGCACGGCGCGCACGGCGCGGGAAAGCTGTTTGGCTGCGCCGTAGCTTTCGGCGTAGCAGTCGATCTGGACGCGGGCCCGCTGCAGCCCGTCCGGCCCGGCGAGGGTCAGCCCCTCGCGGTCGCTCACCGTGGTGAGCACCAGCGCCGGCAGCGGCTCGCCCTGTGGATGGCGGCCGAAGTTCACGCGGCGGCCGACGAGGGTCGTCACCGCCGGCGCGCCGAGGAGGAGCGCGCGGAGGGCCTCTTCCATGGGTCAGCCGTCCGAGGCGGGGCGGGGCGCGCGATAGATGTGGCACGGCACTGTGATGCCGACCGGCGTACGGCTGACGAGCTCGACCGCCATGAGGCCATAGCCATGCTGCGCCGCCAGATCGGAGAGCTGGCGCACCACCGCGTCGGGGTGCTTCTTCTCATCGGTCACTTCGCTGCTCCTTTCGCTGCGGCCCGCGCCGCGCGTTTCTCGGCGCGGGTGATCGCCTTCGAGATCTGTTGCCAGAGATCGGCGCGGAGGCGCTCGAGGAGGGCCTCGCGGTCCTGATCCCAGGCCGGGCGGAGGAAGGGCTGGGCCGCCATGTGGATGTTGCCGAACTCCTGATTGTGCGCGCTCGGCAGCGGCCCCGCGCCCACGAACATCTCGACGCTGGCCCGGTCGTCGCGGAACATGCGGCGGTGCCGCTTCGCCTGCCGCTTGCTGAGGCGCGTCCCGACCGTGATCGAGGGCGCGAGCGTTCGGGTGTCGCCGACCGGGGCCTTGCTCTGGGCCAGATCGGCCAGCGGCTGCGCCGCCGTCTTCAGCGCCCGCCGCAGGGCTGCCTTGCCCGCGGCCTTCGAGAGCTTCGCAAGCTGCGCCTCGATCTCGCGGAGGCCTGTGACGGAGACGGTGACGCTCATCGGTCGGTCCTCGCGGAACAGGTCAGTTCGAGAAAGCGGCCGCCGGCGCCGCTTTCCTTGATGCCGGAGATCTCGAAGCTGCGCCCCTCGCAGAGGAGCCGGTCCTTCGGGGTGAGGCCCCTCGCGAAGGCGGTGCGGTGGAGCGTGAAACGGGTGGTGACGCTGGCCGCGATCTCGCCGGCGCTCCAGCGCTCGCCGTCGCTCAGGTCTGCCTTCGCAGCCCAGATCGGAGCGCCATGATCGGCCCAGACCTCGACCGAGGCGAAGCCGTCGTCGGCGAGCGTGGCCCGCCGGATCTGCACCCGGCGGTCGAAGCGCGGGGCTCTCATTCCGACACCATCGGCCGGGCGTAGCGGGCCTGACGGATCAGGCGCTGGATGCCGAAGGAGAGGGGCGGCGCGCTCTCAACGGGGCCGATCCCGGCGTCATGCCATTCCTTGGCGAGCAGGATCACCGCCTGGCAGAGGCCGCGCGGGATCCGGGCCGGATCCTCGTGGCCGCAGAGCGCGGTGAGGCTGACCGCGCCCTCCGCCGCCGTCCGCTCGAGCGCGGGCTCGGTGAAGCCGCGGACGAGGCGGGCGGCGGGGGCGGAGATCTCCACGAGCTCGATCACCGGGGCGATGGGCAGGTACCAGCGCGACCAGCGCCCGGCCGGGGTCTCGAAGGCGACCAGCCGGGGCATGAGGGCGCGGCGGGCGGCGGTCTCGACCACCTCGGTGGCGGCGGCGAGGAGCTCGGCGATCAGGAGATCGTCGTCCGGCCCGTCGAGATGGACCGCCCGCTTGAAGGCCTCGACCGACACCGCGAGCGCCGGGGGCTCGATCACGCGCATGGGCTCACTTCCGCCGGCCCTGCACCGGAAGATCGGCCGTGCCGGGTGCGGCGGCCGCCGGCGCGGTCTCGGCCGGCGTCTCGAGCGCGGCCATGGCGGTCTCGAAGCTCGGGGCGGGTTCCGCTGGCGCGGGGGCAGGGGCGGCGGCCGGGATCGCGGCGGGCGCTCCTTCCGCGGGCCGGTACGGCACGGCATGGACGCCGATCAGGCCTGCGGCCGTGGCGGGATCAAAGCCCGCGGTCTCGCCGCGGTTGTAGCGGTTCCAAGGGCGGATGAAGGTCACGATGGTCTTCATGGATCTCTCCGGGAGAATGGGGGGGAGGCGCCGGGGTGGAGGGGACGGGACGCCGAACGAGTTCGGCCCCGGGGAGCGCCGGGGCCGAAGAGGGACGTGGACAGGGGAGGGTGGCGCGCCGCGATCCGGGCGTCAGAGCGTCCAGCCCGAGGCGTTGAAGCCGGCAAAGGCCTCGTCATGCGCCGGCGCGAAGTCGTGCTCGGAGATCGCCCGCATCAGCGTGAGGTCGTTCTGGAAGGCCGAGACGGTCGCCCCGTTGCCGTCGACGAAGGAGGCGTCGGTGGAGGAGCCCACCACCAGCGCCATGCTGTCGCCGATCATCGCCTCGTCGAAGTCGCCGAAGTAGATCTCGGTCTCGTCGCCGCCCGCGCCCAAGTTGTCGGGGATCTGCGAGCTCGTGCGGATCGGGAAGCCCATGAGCTGGGCCGACGCGCCGATGGAGGGAAAGAGCGGGTTGCCGTTCGCGTCCTTCAGGCTCGCGAGCCAGTTCTTCGTCGAGGCCCGCATGATCCAGCCGGGCGAGACCATGCCCACGTCGGCATCCTCCACGAGCGAGACCGCCCGCCGGATCGCCGCCTCGGCCGCCGCCGGCGTGGCCGCGACCGGTGCGGCGGACCAGTTCGCGGGCAGCATCCAGTGACGCAGACCCTTCGGCGTGTCGGCGCTGCCGTCGCCGCGCAGGAAGGCCAGATCCTCGCGGAGCGCCATGACCTTCAGGAGATCGTCGCGCACGAGCTGCGCCATCGCCACGCCCGAGTGCCGCAGGAGCGAGTTGCCGATGGGCACCATGCCGACGAGCTTCTTGAAGCTCTGGTCGATCTTGTCGAAGCTGGGCTGGCTCGGCGCGATGGCGGCATTCTCGGCGGCATAGGCGGCGACCGCCGAGCCCACCTGCTTGGCGTGCCGCATCTCGCCCGCGGGCATCGGCAGGGTGCGGGCGCCCGAGGCGCGCACGACGACCCGGGCGCGCAGCATCTCGATCAGCTCGGCCGCCTGGGGACGGGGGATGGTGACGCCGCCCGCGCCTTCGCTCGCGCCCGAGAGCGCGGCCGAGATCGCGCCATGGCCCTCGGCTTCGAGGAGACGGGCGGCCTTGTCCCGGTCGCCCTTCGTGCGCGCGAGCGCCTGGACCATGAAGCCCGCTGCCACCCCGCGATGCGCCGGATCGGTGGCCACCGCCGGCACGGCGTCAGTGCCGGCGGCACCCGTTCCACTCCCGCCGCCCGCACCGTCGCCCTGAGCTGCAGCCGCCTGCGCGGCCTCCACAGCGGCCGCGCGCGTCACGGCGGCATCGGCCCTGGCGAAGGCGGCTTCGGCGGCGGCAAAGGCCGCGGTCTCGGCCTCGAGCGCGGCGGCGTCCGGTGTCTCTGCCGCCTCGAGCGCGCCGATGCGGGCGGCCACCGCGGCCATCGTGTCGGCCGCGGCCTTCCGGGCGCGGCGCAGGTCGTCGAGATTCTGTCGTGCCATGGGATCCTCTCTTGGCAGGGCTGCATCCGCGCAGCCGAAAGCCCCCGCCACGGGCGGGGGATGGGAAGGGGTGAAGGCTGACCGCCTGGCGTGGCTCAGCTCAGAGGTGGATCAGGTGCAGGCCTGCTGCGGGGCGCCGGCGAGGCGGAGAGGCGGCGGTCCGGCTCGCACCGCAGGTTCGGAGCGAGCGGCTTCTCTTGGACCCGGTCTCCGGATGCGGCATAGGTGAGACGTCGCAGGCTACGAGGTCGTTGTGAACGGCGAGGCGCTTCTGCTCTCGGGGGCATTTCTGGTGACTGCCCTGCTGTATGCGGCGGTCGGGCAGGCCGGAGCATCGGGTTACATCGCCATCATGGGTCTGGCGGGCTTCGGCCCGCTCGCGATGAAGACGACGGCCCTGTCCCTGAACCTGCTGGTGGCCGCCATCGGCACCGCCCTCTTCCTGCGGGCAGGACGGCTCTCATGGCAGAATGTCTGGCCCTTCGCCGTCCTGGGCTTTCCCTTCTCGCTCCTCGGAGGGGCGATCCATCTGCCGGAGGGGATCTACTTTCCGGTTGTCGGCGCGGTTCTCATCCTGTCCGCCCTTCAGATGGCCCGCGCCGCGATCCTGAGCCCGGGGGTCGGTCCGGCAGTGGTCGGCCGCCCGCCCTTCGCCGCAGCCCTGGCCACGGGGGCGGTCATAGGGTTCGTCTCGGGGACCACCGGCACGGGTGGCGGGGTCTTCCTTGCCCCGATCATCCTGACGATGAAGTGGGGATCGGCGCGGCAAACGGCAGCCACGACAGCAGTTTACAACCTCATCAACTCCTCTGCGGCCCTGCTTGGGACTTACGCCGCCTGGGACCAGGCTCCCTCGGCGCTTCCCGTTTGGCTGGTCGCCGTCGCTGTCGGTGGGACCATCGGCGCCTATATCGGGAGCCGCTATCTGTCTGACCGCTGGCTCCGCGGGACGCTGTCGGTCCTGCTCCTGATGTCGGGCATCAAGCTGATCTGGTGAGGAGGTGCCCTCAGCTCCGGGCGAGCGCTGCCGCGGCTGCGGCGCGGGCGGCGAAGGCGCGGCTGGGGCTGCGGGGCTTCGGCGCGGTGCGGGCGGTAAGACGGGCGTAGAAGGCGGCTCGGGTCTCGCTGCGGTCGGCGAGGCCGCGGCGGATGGCCGCGGGGGCGCGGAAGGTCGCGCCGCCGTCCTGCGGATCGTCTGTCACGCTGAGGCGGGCGGCGAGCTCGGCCGCCGGGATGGCGCGGCCGGTGGAGACGGCAGCGTGGAAGGCGGCCTCGGCCTCGTCGAGGCTGCGCTGGAGCTCGGCGCGGCCGGCTTCGGTCGAGGCGTCCGGGCGCTTGGCGCGGGCGTGGCGGGAGCTCATCTCGAAGATCTGCGCGCCGTTGGCACCCGGCTGGACGTGGGCCGCGGCGGTCAGCGCGATGCCGATGGAGCCCGCCACCGCGCCCGGCGTCATCACGATCTCGGAGGCCTGCGAGGCGAGCCAATAGGCGGCGGACGCGGCCAGTGGCGAGACGAGGGCATGGACCGGCTTCACGGCGGCCGCGGTGGCGATGGCCTCGGCCGCGGCCTCGATCCCGCAGACGAGGCCGCCGGGGCTGTCGATCTCGAGCACGATGGCGGCGGCATCCTCGCTGGCGGCGAGGTGGGCCAGCGTCTCGGCCAGACCATGGTAGGTGGCCCAGCCGAACCAGCGCTCGTACTGCGCCATGTTCGGCGTGAGGATCCCGCGCACCGGCACCACCGCGAGGCCGCGCGCGACGGTGAAGCGGTCGGGGACGGTCGGGCCGGCCGTTGGCCCGTGCGCGAGGGCGGCGGGCTCGGTTGCGGCCGACAGGATGCTCTCGGAGGGGGCCGATCCGCCGACACCGCCTTCCGGAATGGCGAGGGCGAGGAGGGGCGCCGCGAGATCCTCGGCCAGCGCCATGGGCTGCAGGGGGCCGAAGAGGCTGGCGAGCGTGCGGGTCATGGGTCTGTCTCCTCGCTGCGGGTCATGTTCGGCGCCGGGTTCAGCCGGTCGCCGCCCTCGATCGGATCGTAGCCGTCGATGCGCCTGGCCTCGTTCGGGGTCAGGATCGGGCCGCCCACCGCCTTGGCGAGCGCCTCGAATCTCTCCTTGGTTGTCGGCCGGAGCAGGGCCCCGAAGTCATGGCGGAAGAAGAGGCCCGCCCGCCGCTCGGCCTCGGTCAGCACGCCGAGCGCGAGCTGGTCCTCGACCTGTTTCGCCCAATGGAGGAGGCAGTCGGTCAGATAGTCGATGGCCTGCTGCTCGCCATTGGCCTTCACCCCGTATTCCATCATCTGAAGCTTCGCCGGCGGCACCCGGTAGATCGCCGCGATCTGCTCGCGGTCGAACTTGCGGCTCCCGAGCAGCTCCTGATCGGCAGCCTTCATGTCGAGCGTCTGCACATCCTCGCCCTCGCCGAGGATCGGGAAGCCCTCGACCTCCGGCGCGCGGAGGGCCGCGGCCACCCGGCGGGCGCTCCTGACGCGGGCCTCGTCATCCTCATAATCGTCGCGGAGCCGGATCACGGCGCGGGCGGTGACGCCCGAGGCCGCACGGGCCGCGGACTCCTGGCCCGCGAGCGCGAGGCCCACGCTCTCGGCCGCGACCTCGAGCGGGCTGCGGCCCGTCCAGCCGTCCTCGGCCATGTAGCGCAGATGGATCATGGCGCGGGCGGGGGCGCGGCGGCGGAGGCCCGCGCCGTCCTCGAAGTCGTAGAACCGCTCTCGGCCGGCGCGGAGCACGCTGCAGCCGGACTGGCGCACCAGATCGATCAGCTCGAGCTCGCCCGCCCCGTCGCGCGGCGCCCAGGCGAAGGCATTGCCGCGGAGGGTGAAGGCGTACCCCAGCGCGAAGCGGACCACCGAGGCCGCCACGCCGGGCGCGGCTTCCACATTGAGAAGATAGGGCGCGGCATGGTCCCGCACCCGGACCTCGCGGCCGTCGCCGCTGCGCTGGAAGAGCTTCAGCGGCACCTTCGCGAGATCGCCCGCGATGACGGCGCAGCAGGCATAGACCGTGGCATGGCGCTGCGCCACCTCGGCCGAGACGCGGGGCAGGGTGCGGATCCGGCTCGCGCCGCCCGAGCTCCAGCCGACCTCCTGCAGCCAGGGCCTCGGCACGGCCGTGCCGCTCGCCTCGGCCGCGGCCTGCGGCGCCGTCACGGGCGGCTCGGTGCGGACGGAGGCGCCCGCCATTCGCGAAGCGCCAAATCGCGGCCATCTGCTCATGCCGGTCCTTCCTTTCGCCAAGCGATCCGGCGGGAGCGCCTGCTCATTGTGTTCCGTGGTGCCGGTGGGCAGACTCTATGTTCCTGCGAGCCCTTTGCGGACGGTCGCAGGTGTCAGCCTGCCGAGAGCAGGATGACTCCCGCTATCAGCACGGCACATCCCACCAGGCGCCACCGGCCAACTGCTTCGCGCAGGATCAACATGCCCAGAAGCGCCCCCACCATCATCGACATCTCGCGCATCGGGGCGACAAGGCTGAGCGGGGCGCCACCCGTCAGAGCGGCCAGCACGAGGATGTAGGAGAGCGGAGACAGAAGGCCCACTCCGATCGCGGCCCCCCAGTGCCCGCGCATCGCGCTCAGGGCGCGGCGAGGGTCAGCGATCACCAGCGGCAGCAGCAGGAAAAACCGGAGCAGGTTCGAGAACCAGTCGAGCACCACCGGCGCGATGCCGAGCGCTGTCACCGCGAAGGCGTCGACCACCGTGTAGCTCGCGATCAGGCCGCCCGTTGCGGTGCCCCAGCGGACCCCGGCCTGCCCGCCGGGGCGCGTGAAGGCGGCCAGGCTGCCTCGGGTGGCGATCAGCAGGATCCCCGCGACGACCAGGGCCAGACCGATCAGACCGGTGCCGGAGGGTGTCTCGCCGAGGATCAGGAACGCCCCGAGGGTCGAGAGCATCGGCCCCGTCCCTCGCGCCACGGGATAGACCACCGACAGATCGGCCACCTGATAACCGCGCTGCAGGCACAGGCTGTAGGCCAGATGGATCAGTCCGCTGAGCAGCACGAACCCGATGCCCGTCCAGGTCCAGATGATGCCGTCGTGTATCAGCAGATACAGCACCCATGGCGCGTAGGCCACGCAGGCGATCAGGTTGTAGGCGAAGACGAAGACCGGCCCGACCGATGCGGCCGTCTTGGCGAGCAGGTTCCAGCTGGCATGTATGAAGGATGCGAGAACGACAAGAAGCAGCGAGGCAAGCGTCATTGAGACCCCCTTATGCGCCCATCGGCGCGGTTGATCTCGACGTCTCCTCCCCTGGGCTTTTGTCCCTTGGGTGCTGGCCCGGAGAACTCCCCCGGTCTCTGCAACGCTCGGTCCTGCGGCCAAAGGCCCGGAACCCTAGTTGCCACTCAGTCGATGCAGTTATGCTAACCACTATCGACCAGCGGCATCAATATGCGACTGGCAGCTTTGTCCGCAATGCCGCCTCCGGGCAGAGTGATCCGGAGATCTCGCCAGGAGCCTTGGCCGTTCCGCCCGTCCCGAGGGCCGCCATTCCCGAAGCGCGAGCGGCGCCCCCGCTCACGCCGTCTCCACCTCCCTTGCGCGGCGGCGGCCTTCGGCGGCTTCGGCGCGCCCCAGGGCCATGATCGCGGCCACCGCCGGGTCGATCCGGCCCTTCGAGCGCGCCTTGTTCGGCTTGATGTTCTCGGCCGCATCCTCGTCGCGGTGGACGTTGCCCACCGCCCAGGCCAGCACCGGATTGCCGGCGTGGCGGATCCGGCCCTTCGCCACCGCCTCCTCGAACCGCTTCATCGGCGAGGACATCGAGCCGTAGCCCTGCCCGTGCTCGACCAGCGGGAAGCGGCGCTTCAGGAGCTCCTTCGCCATGTATTTCATGCCCCAGCGGTCGTAGGCGAGCTCGCGCAGGTCGAACCGCGCCCGGATCGTCTCCAGCCGCTCGATCACCTGATCCTCGTCGATCACCCCGCCGGAATGGACCTCGAGCCAGCCGGCATCGCGCCAGGCGACATATTCGCGCTTCTCCTTCTGCGCCCGCGCGATGAAGCCCTTCGGCCCCTCGGGCAGGAAGGAATAGGCCAGGAGATAGATCTGGCCGTCCTTCGGCACGGCGACCGAGATCGCCGTGAGGTCGGTGGTCTTCGAGAGATCGAGGCCGACCCAAGCGGGCAGCCCGTAGAGCGGCCGCGGGTCGAACGGCTCGGCGCCCCGGTCCCAGACGTCGCGGGCGATCCAGGTCTGGGCGCCTTCCGTCCAGAGGTTCATGTGCAGCCGGCGGAAGTTCGGCATCTTGCCCGAGATGACCGTGGCCTCGCGGTACATCTCGCCGAACCGTTCTTCCGAGAAGGCCACGCCGAGGTTCGGGTTCGCCATCTTCCAGAAGCGCGGATCGGCCACGTCGCAGTCGGGCGGGGGCTCGGCCACATAGGCGAAGAAGCTGTCGTCGCTGACCGTGCCCCGCACCACCTCCTCGGCATAGTCCCGCATCTCGCCGCAGAGGCTCGCGCGGTCGGCGCCGGCGGTGGTGATCGCCCAGTCGATGGGCTGGGCGCGGGCGATCATCGAGTTCGTGAGCACCTCGGCAAGCTCGCGGTCGGTCCAGCGGTGGACCTCGTCGCGGGCGGCGAAGTGCGGGTTGATCCCGTCCGAGCTGTTGCCGTCGCGCGAGAGGCAGGCGATCAGCCCCTCGGTCGCCGGCACCTCGATGGAGGTGCGCCAGACCTGCATCAGGGCCGAGAGATGCGGCGAGGCGCGGATCATGCGCTTGAGCTCGCGGAAGAGGAGCCCGGCCTGGTCGCGCGTGGTGGCGGCGCAATAGCCCTGCGGCGCCGCCTCCCGGTCGAAGAGCGCGGTGAAGAGGGCGGGCACCGCCGTGTCGGTGGTCTTGCCGTTCTTCTTGGCCACCTGATGGTAGGTGGTGCGGAAGCGGCGGAGGCCGCCTTCCTTCTTCCAGCCGAAGACCGAACCATGGCGGAAGGCCTGCCAGGGGCGGAGCGTGAGCGGCCGCCCGGCGAGCGGCCCGGTCGTGTGCTGGATCAGCTCGGCGAAGTTCAGGACCCGGCTCGCGGCCTTGCAGTCGAACCAGAGGCCGCGGTCGCGCCCGGTCTCGAGGTCGGTCAGGTGGCGCAGGCAGGCGAGCCGCACCAGGTCTCCGGCGGTCTCGCGGCCCTCGACCACATCGAGCGCATAGCGCGAGACCGGATGGTCAATCGGCTCCATCGAGGGTCTTCAGGATCTCGTCGAAGAGGTCGCCCTGTCCGGTGACGCGGACGCGGGCCTCGTCGACCGGCGTGAGGCCGAAGCGGGCGGCGAGCTGGTTCATGACGGCGATGGCATCCTGCCGCTGGCCCCAGACGGCGCGCTTCTTCTGCTGGCGGCCGTTGCGGGTCTCGACCTCGTACCAGCTGCCGAAGGCCGCGATGTCGCCGGTGAAGCGGATGACATCGGCCACGGCCTCGCAATAGACCGCGAACGGATCCTCGAAGGCGGGCTCGAGCCGCTTCTTCGCCACCAGCACCGGGGCGAGCCGGTCCCAGACCTCGCGGCCTTCCGCGCTCATCCAGCCCGGAGCCTCCGGCACGGGCGCCGCGAGATCGCCCTTCATCGGGATGACGTTCGAGACCTTCGGCTTCTGCCCGCGCATCGTGACTGTCCTTGTTCTGTGGGCTGCGCCCGTGCCGGCCCGATCCTCGCCGCATCGGCGGCCGGATCGGGGGCGCCGGGATCGGCGGCCCATCATGTCTGTTGTGCGCCGCGCGGAGCGGGGGCTCGCGGCCATCGGCTCGTCGTGGATCCGCTGGGGCGGGGGCAGGGGCGGCGGGCAGGTCTCCCGCTTCCTCTCATCCCTCTGCACGGTGGGCTTTTTTTGCCAATTCGCCGTGCGTGAAAAGGAAGGTTCGAGCGCCGGTTACCTGGCCGACCCCTCCGATTTTGCGATGCCCCCCGGTGGGTGGAACACCTCGCGCGCGGTCTTGCGGCTGTGGCAGGGCCGGCAGAGCGGCTGCCAGTTGGCCCGGTCCCACATCAGGCCGGGATCGCCGCGGTGCGGCCGGATGTGGTCGACCTCGGCCGCCGCCACCACGAGCCCGAGCCCCGCGCAGTCGGCGCAGAGCGGATGGGCCGCGAGGAACCGCGCCCGTGCCCGCCGCCAGCGGCCGGTGGCATAGAAGGCCGCGCCCGCCTGCGCCGCGGCGCCCGCCTTGGCGCGAGCCTTCCGGCTGCGAGCCCGCGCCTCCGCCTCGGCGGCATGGTCGGCGCAGTGTGCCTGGCCGGCCGGCGCGAGCTCCTCGCAGCCGGGCGCGCAGCAGAGTTTGCGGATCAAGGGGAGGCTCCAAAGCGAAGCGCCCGGAGAGCTTGGGGCTCGCCGGGCGCTTGTCTTCGATGATGGCAATCTGCCGAATTGTTTGGGGCAGGTCAAGCCGCTCTCAGCGCCACGCCTCGGAGAGCGCGTCCAGGCCTCGCTGAAGGCGGTCGAGCTGCCGTGCCTCGGATCGGCTGTCCACACGTCCCGGCATGCCACGGAGCGACTGATCGTCCAGAACGACATGTTGAATGACGGGCCGAGCAAACGTCGGGACCAACTCCCACATGCGGAAGAACTTCCGCCGCCGATCCACCTGAGCCACCTGCGGATCCTGATCGCCGCTCATATCGACGCGGACGATGGCGGCCAGCGGATCGCGGGCGGGCATGCCCGAGGCCGCCTCGAAGAGCTCGGCCGCGATGTTGGCCTGCTCGACCGAGAGCTTGCCCTGCCGGTGATAGCGCCCGACCCAGGTCTCGCGCCTCGTGCGGATCACCCTGTTCGGGTTGCTCTTCTTGCCCGTCTTCGGATCGACCTCGGCCGCCTCCTCGATCCGCTTGCCCGCGATCTGTGCGGGCGTCAGCGGCCCCAGATCCCACGGCGCGAGCTTCAGGCTCACCAGCTTCGCCTTCATGGCCTTGCGGCCCTTCGCGCCCCTCATGCGGCACCCCTGTCCTTGTTCTTGTTGTTTTTGCTGTCCGCTCGTCCGCACCGGCTCTGCCCGCCGCATGTCCACCGCTCTGCCGATCATGCCGACGTCTCCCTCTGCACCGCGCTCCTGCCCGGCCGGACCGCCGTCTTCTTCCCGAGCCCGATCATGCTGCCGCCCCTTCCTTGCGGCCGCGGCCGGCGTCCACCAGCGCGCGGGCCTGGGCCCGGTCGCGGAGATAGAGCTCGAGCCAGTCGCGATCCTCCCGGCTCGCGGTCTCCCGGTCGATCCGGTCGCGGATCAGCTCGCAGCGCCGGGCATTGTCCTGCGCCTGGTCGCGGATCTCGCGCAGGTCCATCGCGAGCGGCGGGCGCGGGTGTTTGAGCAGCCAGCGGTAGAGTTCGACCAGATGCCCGCCCGCTTCCGCCTTCGGTCCCTCGACCGAGGCGAGCCAGCTCGACACCAGCCGCCGCTCCGCCGGCGGCGGCTCCTCGATGGCGCGCGCGAACTGCCGGATCAGCACCTCGGACGGCCAGACCCCATCCGCCGCGCTGTCGATCAGCACCTCGGCCAAGGTCATCAGGTTCTCCGCCCCCATGTAGCCCAGCTGCTCGCAGAGCCGCGCCATCGCCGCCTCGTGCGCCGCGGCGGCCGTGCCGCGCCGCCTCACCATCCCGGCCTGCTCCAGCCGGTCCACCACCAGCGCCTTCACCCGCGCCCGCTCCTCTGCCTTCGTCATGGCCATCCCTTTCTCAGCCAGCCACGCCTGCCGTCTCGCCACCGCCCGATCTTCTCACCCCTGCAGAAGGGATGTTTTGTCAGGTTCTGTTTTGTGGGGTCCTGTCCTGTCCTGTCCTGTAGGGCAATCACAGTTCCGGGCCTATGAGATCACTGCAATCTCACAGTGATTAACTGTTACGATTGCAGTGATAACTGTGATTAACAGTGTTAAGTCATGTCAGCTGAACGACCTTCGGCCCGCCGCGCGTCGCCTCGAACGCGGCCCGCACGTTGTCGGAGGTGATGAAGAGATCGCGCTGGCCCAGCCATTCGGCAATCTCGTTCACCACGTCCGGGCTCTCGGCCGCGCGGCCGCATTTGATCTCGACGAGCTTCCTGCGGACGCGGGTCCGCGCCATCGCCTTGGAGCCTTCCGTCCGCGCCTGATCGCGCCCGCGCTTCCTGCGGTGCATGTCGCGGGCAATCCCCGCGATCATCACATGGCCGAGCCGGCGGTTGCCCGGCGCCTCCTCCTGGTTCGAGATATGGGTCTCGCGCCAGCCGTAGAGCGCGCCCTCGCGCGCCGCCCGCCAGCTCTCGAGATCGGCGCCGTAGCCCGCGAGGCGGGCGAGCTCGAGATCGTCGTCGGGCAGCGTCCCGGCCGGGTCCTGCCGGAAGGCCTCGCACCAGAGGAGGAGGGCGGTGCCGATGTCCGCCCGCCGGTTCTCGGCCAGCGCCCGGGCGACGAAGCGGGAGGTGAGGAGGCGGTTGATGTGCAAGGGCACCCATTCGTGGCTCGAGAGCGTGTCGCCGAAGGCCAGCGGATATTCCCAGAAATCGCCGACGATCTCGGTCGGAGGATCGGTCTCGGTCAGTCGGTCATGCGGCACGGGCACCTCCCGCGGCGCGTCGGAAGCGGTCACGCTTCGTCATGGCAGGCCTCCATAGATGAAGACGGGCACCTGGGCTGTGAGGGCGGATGCGACCTCGTGCCGGATGCCGGTGGAGTCTGACCAGCCGCGGATCTCGGGGACCACGACGGCGGCGCAGACGGTGAGAAGGGGGCGGCACCAGTCCTCCCAGAGGACGGGGTTGAACGGGTCAATCCAAAGCCTGGGGAACATGGTGGCATGGAGCGCGGCGGCCGAGAGCTCCACCGGCGAGATCGCCGTGACGCCCACCTCGAGGAGCCGCGCGACCTCGCGCGCCGCCTCGGCCATGGCCGCTTCCGACTGATCCCGCGACCAGCGGCCGTCCGGGCCGACCGCGCGGAGCGTGTAAGGGCTCGCCAGATAGACCGGCCGCCCCCAGCGCGCGTGCCGCGCGACGAGCGCCGGATCGGCATGCCACCGCAGCAGATCCGCCCGGCCTGCAGGATGGCGTCGCAGCGCGGTCCACCCGTTCGATCGAAAAGCGCCGGAGGCCGCAGCCCCCGGCGAAGTGGCCGCGTCCTGTACAGGCAAGGGCGCGGCGGCGGTCACAGAAGGCTCCCGAGAGCGGTGAGCAGTGCCCAGACGCCCCAAGCGATGAGGGAGGATCCGATGATGACGGACGGCACGAGCCACCAGCAGGAGGGGAGAGGGAGGCACGCAAAACCGCAACAGCCGGCTTGCGGTTCTTCACGGTGGCGCTCCTCAGGTTGCCCGGCATCGCGAAGCCTGAATGTCATGTGTTTCTCCATGCTTTCAGCCGAACTTCGCCGGTAGCTCATGCTGAGCGGCAGCCAGCACTGCCGCGATATTCGGCCAGGAAGAGATCGGTACTGCTCCGCCTGTCGCCACGGCGATCCGCGTTGCCACATCGAGGCTTGGCAATCTGGAACCTTCGAGCAGACAGTGCAGGTGCGGCCTTGAAATGCCGAACTCATCGGCCCATTGGGACCGGGATTTCTCGGGTCGGCCCTTGATGTAATCGGACAGGATGCTCATGTCGCTGGTCGTCACACATTGCGACAGGGCTGTCAATGAGTATCAGGGCTGGTTGTCGCCATTCCGGGCGAGCTTTCGGGGTATGGGCGTTCTATACCAAACCTATGGCCCTGCGGATCAAACAGTTACGGGAAGCTCGCGGCTGGACTCAGGAAGTCCTGGCTGCCCGTTCAGGGATGTCGCGGTCACAACTCGCGATGATTGAGCGCGAGACGCGGCCCGCCAACACAATCCGCCTCAATGCGATTGCCGGGGCACTGGGCGTCTCTACGGAAGACTTGTTCGAAAGCAACCCGCGAGAGCGTGCTTTACTTGAGCTTATTCGCCTGCTTCCGAGCGAGGATGTCGAAGCGTTGATACGCGTTGCTGAAGGCCTTGCGGCGAAGTCGCAAGCCTAAGGACCAGCTTCTCGAACATGATCAGGTCATCCTCCCCCATGCGGCGGATGGCTAGGATCATGCGCTGCTTCCACTCTTCCGACAACAAATCAACCCCTTGCGGTTCCTGTTGCGTTCTATCTGCGCCGCGAGGTCCGTCCTTGTCAACGCCACGTTGACCTCAGGGTAAGGCTTCATGAGCGTCACATATTGCGACATACGGACTTGACGCAAGTGTCGCAATATGTGACGCATGGCTAGTGAGGCGCGACAGTCCCGCGCCCTTGGCTACGACGGAGAGATTCGTGCAATCCCCTGACTTCATTGCTCACCAGCACTACGGCATCGGCGTCCTGACGCCCGGCCAGAAGCTGCATCTGCAGCTGCGGCTGCGCTCGGCGCATGTGTCGCTCGCAAGCGCTATCGCCGCCGGCAAGTACCTCTCGGACATTGAGGACGAGCCGACGGACCGGCGGAGGATGCTGTCGTGACCGCCACCGCCATCCGCTACCCGGCCGCAGCGCCGGTTGCCCGCTTTGCCCTCCTCGACCTGACCGAGCCCCAGCTGCGCCGGTTGCTCGCGGCGGCCGAGGCGGGGCTCCCGCAGCTCGACGCCGCCGACGACGAGACCGATGCCGAGCTCGCCGCGATCCTCGGCCAGGCGCGGGAGGCGCTCGGAGCATGAGCCGGATCCTGCCCCTCACGCCCCGCGATCTGAATGCTGCGCGCCATCGTGCCGAGCACGCGCCGACGCCCGAGATCCGCGAGGCCGCCAGCCGGCTCCTGACGGAACACGAGCTGGCCGTCGCCACCGGCCGCCCGCTGCACCGCGCCCGGCCGCGGCCCGCCTTCCGGACGAGCAGACCGAGCCCGCTCGGGCCGAACCTCACCGGCTTTCTGGTGGGCGCGCTCGCGCTCCTCGGCTTCCTGTTCGTCGCCACCGTGCTCTGGGCCCATGTCACCGACGTGGCCGAGACCATGCGCCAGCAGGCCAGCGCCATGCGGGGCATGTGATGGAGGCCGCCCCGCATCCCGCGCCGCGCCCCGGGCCCGTTCCGGTCGAGAGCCTCGATGCGGCCGATCTCGACCGCATGGCCGCGGCCATCGACAGCGGCCGGATCCGCAAGCCGCCCATGAAGGAGACCCCGGCGGACCGCGCCGTGGCCGAGGCCGCCTATCAGGTCGCGGCCGACGAGCTGCGGCAGTTCATCGAGCGCTACGAGCAGCTCGAGGCCGAGAAGAAGGAGATCGGCGGCCAGCAGAAGGAGCTGATGGCCGAGGCGAAGGGCCGGGGCTACGCGCCGAAGATCCTCAGGATGATCGTGGCGCTCCGCAAGCGCACCCCCGACGACATCGCCGAGGAGGAGACCCTCCTCGCGCTCTACAAGGCCGCGCTCGGCATGGCCTGACGCACCCCGGCGCGGCGGGCGATCCGCGCAGCTTCCGTTCAATCCGCCCGGCGCCTCTTTCGCGCAGGGCCCTGTCCCGCGCTCCGGCGCGCCGGAGAAGATTTGCATGAAGGGCATCCCGCATGGCTAAGGACTTCATCTCCCGAGGCGATCTGCGCCTCATCCCGCTCGCCGAGCTCCGGCTCTCGCCGCTCAACAGCCGGCAGGAGATCGCGGCCGAGGAGGTCGAGGCCATGGCCGAGAGCCTCGCCGTGGCGGGGCTTCTCCAGAACCTCATCGGCCATCTGACGCCCCAAGGCATCGAGATCGTGGGCGGCGGCACCCGGCTCCGCGCGCTGCAGCGCCTCGCGGCCGAGGGCTGGAGCCGGCATGCGGATCTCATTCCGATAGATCCGGTGCCGGTGAAGGTGACGGCCGACCTGCAGGAAGCGGTGGCCTGGGCCGGCACCGAGAACAGCGCGCGCTCGGCGCTGCACCCGGCCGACGAGGTCCGCGCCTATGCCGCGATGCGCGAGCGGGGCGCTAGCCTGTCGCGGATCGCGCGCAGCTTTGCCCGCTCCGAGGCTCATGTCGAGCGGCGGCTGAAGCTCGCGGACCTGCCGGCCGAGGCGCTGGCGGCGCTCCGCGCGAACGAGATCTCGCTCGAGATGGCGAAGGCGCTGACGTTCGCCCCGAGCGGCGAGCGCTGCCTCGAAGTTCTCGCGTCGGTGCGGGGCCGCGACGTGCGGCCCGAGCAGGTGCGGCGCGAGCTCACACCCGGCACCGTGCCCTCGACCGACCGGCGGGCGGTCTTCGTGGGGCTCGAGGCCTATCTCGCCGCCGGTGGAACCTCTCAGCGCGATCTCTTCGCCGACCGGACGCTGCTGGAGGACGAGGCGCTCCTCGACCGGCTCTTCGCCGAGAAGGGCGCGGCCGAGGCCGAGCGGATCCGCGCGGAAGAGGGCTGGGAATGGGCGACATGGGTGCCGGAGGAATATGTCTCCTGGACCGTCACGCAGAAGCTGGTGCGTCTCTACGCCCGGCCGGGGAAGCTCTCGGAAGGAGAGGAAGCGGAGCTCGCGGCGCTCGAGGAGCGCGAGGCCGACGACACCCTCGACGAGCCCGGCCGCGCGCGGCTGGCCGAGCTCGAGGCCCGGCGCGAGGGGGGCTTCACCGACGCGCAGCGCGCCTCGGCCGGGATCTTCGTCTATTGCAGCAGCCGGGACGGGCTCTCGGTCGAGCGGGCCTATCAGCAGCCGCGGGCGGTTCCGCGCGGCGCGGCCGAGCTGGCACCCGACCTGCCGCAGTCGCTGATCGAGGACCTGCATCGGATCCGGCTCGGGGCGCTGCAGGCGCGGCTGATGGACCAGTCCGAGCTCATGCTCGACCTTCTCGCCTGGTCCCTCGGCGGCGGCCTCAGGCCCTGGGCGCGCCCGCTCGCGATCTCACCCACCGACCAGCCCATCGTGCCGGAGAAGGGCGAAGGCACCAGCTACCCGCCGCGGCTGGCGGCACGGCTCGAGCCGAATGCGAGCCTCGGCCCCGACGGCACCCCGGCCGAGTTCGAGGCCTTCCGGGCGCAGGGGAAGAAACACCGCAACCAGATCCTGACCGAGGCCCTCGCGCGGACTTTCTGCACCGGCAGCTCCGGCCTCTCGGCCGCGCTCGCGCGCCAGCTCGGGGTCGAGGTGCGCCGGATCTGGACGCCCACCGCCCAGGGATTTCTCGGCCGCTGCAGCGCGGGCTATCTCGACCGGCTCTGGAATGAGCTCGTGCCGGCGGCCGAGGCGGAGCCAGCTCATCAGAGCTTCAACAAGCTGAAGAAGGGGGAGAAGGCGAAGCGCCTCGAGGCGCTCTTCGCCGATCCCGACACCCGCGAGGCCCTTGGCCTCAGCCGCGAGGACTGCGCGAAGATCGACGCGTGGGTGCCGGCCGAGCTCGGCTGGCCGGAGGGCGAGGAATGAGCAGGGCACAGGAAGAATTGCGCGCGACGCCGCCGGTGGGCGGGCCGTGCTGGCTCGGAGGAAGGGGAAAGGACGATGAGCGCTAGGCGATCCCTAACTTTCGCGCCGCGGCTTCTCGGCGCGGCCGAGGCGGCGGCCTATCTGGGCGTGAGCGCGACAACGCTCCGTGGCCTTGACCTGCCGCGGCGGGTGCTGGGCGGGCGGCGGCTGTATGACAGGCTCGATCTTGACGCCTTCGCCTCGGACCTGCCGGTTGAGGGGGAGACTTTCGAATCGGAGGTGGAGCTGTGCGACCGCCATTTCGGGATGCAGGCGTGAAGCTGCCCCGGGTGCAGCGCATCCGGCGTGGCGACCGGGTGCTCTGCTATCATCGGCCGACCGGAACCCGGTTGCCGGATCTGCCCGAGACCCATCCCGACTTCATCGCGGCTTGGGCCAAGGCCGAGGCCTCGAAGCCAGATCTGGCGCCGCCCGTTGCGGACAAGTCGGTCGCGAAGGTCGTGCGAGCGCTCCGCGCGTCGAAGAGGTGGAAGGGGTTTGCCGCGAGCTATCGGCTGAACTTGCGCTTCCATCTCGAGCGAATCGAGACGGAGCACGGCGCCCTGCCGCTGCGGGGCCTGCGGCAGAAGCATGTCGAGATGGATCTCGGCAAGCTCGATCCGAACCCGCGCAATGTGTCGCTGAAATGCTGGCGGCTCATCTTCGCGCAGGCCAAGGCGGACGGGATCATCGAGAGCGACCCGAGCCACGAGATCGGAAAGATCGTGACGAAATCGCCCGGCCACGTCGCGTGGACGACGGCCGAGGTGGCGGCCTTCCGGGCGCGGTGGGCGGTGGGGACGCGCCAGCGCGCAGCCTTCGAGCTGCTCGCCTGGACCGGCTGCCGCGTCTCGGACGCTTGCCGCATGACGCGCACCCATCTCGGCAGCGACGGGCTCATGACCTTCCGCCAGCAGAAGACCGGAGGGCCCGCCTATGTGCCCTGGACCTGCGCGCTCCCCTCGTGGGCGCTCCGGTGGGAAGAGGAGCGCGAGACGGTGCGCGCAGCGGTGATGGCCACGGCCGGCTTCACCCTGCTTGAGACGAGCTACGGGAAGGCGCGGTCGGTGAAGGGTCTGTCGAACTTCATCACCGCTGCCGCGGCCGAGGCGGGGATCGAGGGGCGCACGCCGCACGGCTTGCGCAAATTCCGGCTCACGGCCATCGCGGAAGCGGGCGGTCCTGCCCATGCGATCATGGCCTGGGGCGGGCATGCGAGCCTCTCAGAAGCCGAGGCTTACACCCGCGCCGCCAGCCGGCGCGGCCTCGTGATGGGGCCGGAACAAGAACGGAACGATGTAAACGACCCCGGAAATTCCTGTAAACGCGCCAAATAG